GGTTAGCCCCAGTTGTGACGGGCAGTTTCAATACCACGCAAATATCTCTGATTTGCGATGAACACGAACTCCAGCAGCGAAGTCCCAGCCGAAGCGGCAGGAACAGGCACGCAGGTGATGCAGGTAGTGGCCAAGGCGTTATGGACCTTGGCTTTAGCCATCCCACCTCTGGTACTCACCGTACTGATATGTGTTGTGGCATATTGGTTCGTAAACACCAAAGAAGTTAAGAGCTTCTTGGAAAGACGCGTATTGTTTCTCAAGGATTCCATATTGCACAAATTGGGCACGCGCAAAAACACAGCAGCAGAGCACTCAGCGAATAGGACTTTGATGTCGGAAGTTTGTAGCCGAAATCCATCTCCTGCCAGTCCCGGACACTCTCATCCGCACTCGCAGGAAAGTCGAAGTCTGGTGTATCGCTTGGTACATGAGTACATACTCGCGTACCCAGAGAAGTCTCTGCAAATCACCCAGCCCGCGACCCGAGATTACAGCAGGCTCTCCAACAAAATTAAAACAGATATGGTTTACAATTGGACAATCGATTTGGCTGTCCCACCAACACTCAACACTCATGCTGATACAGAGCTGCTAGTTGACGTGGACCATTACCTGGACATGAATTTTTACCTGAGGGAACCTCGCACCGTTTTCATGTATTCATTCCAACCGACCAAGCCCGCTGGTGTTATGGATGAATACTCTTGGGCCTTTAGGAAGAATGGCACCGCCCGCTATGTTTTAGCATCGGGTGACCGCTTTGAGCATGACATATGGAACTGGACATCCAATTCCATGTTCATATCCAGGGGCCTATTCTCCACCACGATTTACTGGGTTGATTCTCAAACCGCTGCTAGCCCTGAGCATCGGGTTGTCGTCCTGACCCCCATGTTTACATTCGGACCATTGGGAACGTTGTTCCTACGCCTATTCAATTTCTCTGAGGCAGTCACAAGGTATGCTCCACATGTTGGCTTTGGGAAACGCTCATTTCACGTCATTGAGTATGGGACGCACATCAATCTGTGCACAACAGACTCAGCCGGCACTGCTCTCCCAGGGTACACTTATACAGGCCAAGAGTTGGGTGCAGCCATGTGCATCATACAAGGATCAACCAACAGTAGTGCAACCACAATACTGTCTGCTTTGGAACTGGATAAAACACCCGCACGCGCATGCTTGCTCCATGATTATTTGCTAGTTCGCGCTGATCAGAAGTTCACTGACCCATTCGAACCCACTGTAGTTGGCAAAGGAGGAAACACTATCACCTACACCATTACTGGTACTACGATAACCAGCAGGATCAAAGGGATGTTCCTTCCTGTGACTTCTGAGAGGACTTGCTGTGTCGGAGAATCTGGTGAACCAGGACCACTTAGTGCACTTGGAGCAAGGGTCCAGCCAGGTAGGGAAATAGCTGACCGTTCTAATTCATTTTTATATAATGAATTGGTTAAAGACTTTGCTAAAGAGTTATTTCCAAATCCCATCGACCCAGTCGGGCTTGACGTGGTACTGGACACCCTCAACAAGACCAAGCACAAGAGGCAACGTGAACGTTTTCCACCTGATGGTGAAAAACCTGAGCACACCAGGGGCGTATTGCTTGTCAAGGCAGAACCATATCCCAAAATCGCTCCAGCAAGACCCCTGATAGCTTTTGACTCCCGCACTGTCCACGCTTACTCCCAGTACACACTTGCTATTGCTGACAGGCTGGCAACCACAGATTGGTACGCTTTTGGCAGGTCACCCAGCCAACTGACAGATAAACTCGCACTGATGATTGATAAGGTATCAACCAAGCACCAATTGGTTGAAACAGACTACAGTGGTTTTGACACTACCATCGGTGGCATCCGCAACTTTGAGGAGATCATTTTCCGCCATGCATTCACAGGCAACCATTTGGAAAAGGTGCTAGCACTATGGAGGGGGCAGCATTTCATGAGGGTATCAGTCGAAGCCAATCAAGGTGAACCACTGGGATACTACATTTCTGAGGGTGAACGCTTATCGGGATCTGCAGAAACATCCTGCCTTAACACTATTGACAATGCTATTGTCGGATACATTGCCAATAGACAGAGCGGGCTGAACCACAAAGATTCCTGGCATCAGTTAGGGTTGTATGGTGGGGATGACGGAATTGCCCCTAGCATAAACCCAGCTGTGCTGGAAAGTGTGGCCAAAACCTGTGGTTTGGCACTCAAAGCAACCATCCGACCACGCGGCTCACCTTATTGTTTCTTGGGACGTTACTACAACAATTGGACCGGTGACAAAACCAGCTATTATGACCCGGTCCGGGCCTTGACCAGGATACAATACACCGATGACAAAACAGTCACTGTGGAACAAGCCCTACAACGCAAGGTGTCGGCTCTAAGCATCACAGACTCACGCACTCCCTGGGTCAAGAACATCATAAAGAAGTATCTTGAAAATTACGGGAGCGATTACCCACTGCTCGAAGCATCAGATCTTGGTTACAGCAGTGAAAACTGGGTCGCATTGCAATGCCTGCAGCACAAGGAAAGAATATTCCAATCTGAGATCACACCAGATTGGGCGATGGCTTTATATCCATCCTGCCTGAAAGCTGCAGAACTTGCATTCGAGGATAGCCTCAAACGAGCCACATCGATCAACGGCGTTCCAACTGGCAACAAACCTGTGGTGTGTAACCTCATACACCGCACACGAACCTCCGTGGGAATGGTACCTGGCGGTCCAGTCAAACCAGACACCCCACCACGTTTGGACATCAAGAGGAGAGAGCCCGATGACTCAGTGCCCGTAGGTTTAAAGAAGGGTACCAACCCTACTAGAACCGAGCGTACTGCAATGAAACGGGCCATTAGATCGGGAAAGACTACACCATCTTCCCCATCGCCCAAGGGGGATCTTGAGACGACCCCTTTGGTACCGCCGCACGAGGGGGATCCCAAGAGGACCCCCTCGGTGCGACACTGATCTGACCCCAACTAGGGGTTCCGCGGGCACTGAAAAGTTAAGAAGTGTTTGGAACAATTAAGGAATTGTTTGTGTGTTATGAATCAGCAGCAGAAGATTTCGAGAAAGAAGAAGACCATTGCCAAAGCAAAGGCAAGGCAAGTTACCAGAGAACCAGTGATAGCAGCGAAAGGATCGACAAGGAACCTCGCTCTCCCAACTCGTGCATTTTTCAAGCACCGTGAGTTGGTAGGGACAGTTTCCGCAGCCGCCACCGCTAGCTGGCAATTGTTGGGTCATAGTGGATATACCCCTGGCTATGATATCAACCCAGCTAATGAGGTGGTGTTTTCCTGGCTGGCTACTCAAGCACCTTGTTGGGAGAAGTATAAGTTTAGCAAACTCAAGTTTGAACTTGTTCCGGGAAATCCTTCGACCTCCCCGGGACGTGTTTATGCCATGGTTGAGTATGACTATGATGATCCAATCCCAACTTCCTTGAAGACAATGGGTGCTGCCTATGGACTTAAGACCAGCGACATTTGGAAACCGTTTCACCTTGAAGTGAACTGTCAACAGATGAACAGTGGTATGGCCACTCGCTACGTTAGTTCTGCCTCCAGAATTAACGGCGTTGAGCCCCGCACTGTGTTCGGTGGTTACATTGTACTTGCCGCCGCAGGATGCACAGCCGGTGCAACTTGGGATGTGTTCGTTGACTATGAGGTTGAGCTCATGATACCTCAGATGCCATCCTTCCAGGCCGAATCCCCATTCGTTGGGATGTTTACCCCCCTGGACACCGTTCCTACTGGCAATTACTATCCGATTGACCTTGATGTTAATGGTACGATCAGCACTGTTATATCTGGCGTAAAAGGCGTACCTGCAGTTTACGCCGGCCTCAGTTCTGCAGTGAGTTGGGTTGGGAAACGCATAATTGACGTTAGCGATTATGCTGACGGGAGGCTTGAGGCCTCCGTCGTTGTTGACGGATGTGTAGGAACACCAGGAGTTACCGCCCCAGACTCAGGACTGGAAGGTTTCGCTTTCAACGAAATCGGTACATACCTGGGAGCTCTGTCCACCATCACTGGGTCAATTGGTTTCCCACTCGCAGCAGCCACTCCAACTACTTGGGCAACAGCCACGACCCCGCTCAAAACCGCAGCAGCAGCTAGCATTGCAGCCTTGCTTACTAGCTGGCCTAGCATGCGGTACATAGCCCTTGGACTGTTTAACGGAGCCGCAAAAGTATCTGAAATTTCCAATGTCATGTCCGGAACTGCCCGCATCTTCAAACATGAACTCTAAGCAAACATAAACATTAACAAATGGAACCACCCAAAATGAAAACAAACACAAACACCCGTGGAGCCCCTAGTCAGTAGAAGGAAAACTAATCAAACCTGTCTTGAGATCTCACAACAAAACCCAC